GCTGCTGACAAGGCTGCCGCTGACCAAGCCGCCGCTGAGAAGGCTGCTGCCGACAAGGCCGCTGCTGACCAAGCCGCTGCTGAGAAGGCTGCCGCTGACAAGGCTGCCGCTGACCAAGCCGCTGCCGAAAAGGCCGCTGCCGACAAGGCCACCGCCGGCAAGGCGGCTAAGTAACCAAGGAAGCATCCCATGCCCGCGCCAACCCTCGATGACCTCAAGCTCCACCTGCGGATTCGGCACGGGCGTGAGGATGCTGATCTGCAACTCAAGCTGGATGCCGCAATCGAGCAGGCCAGCCAGTTTCTCAACCGCCCGATTCCCTGGCTTGCTGACGTGCAGCCAGAGGTCGGCGAACCTGTTTATGCAGCGGTGCCTGCCAGCGTGCGTGCGGCGATCCTGATCGGCGCCGCCGAGCTCTATGCCAACCGCGAGGCGGCAGTGGTAGGCACCATCTACACGCGTATGCCCACCTGGCAGAACCTGCTGTATCCGTACCGAATCAACCTGGGGGTCTGAATGCGCTCTGGCAATCTCAATACCCCGGCCGATCTGGTCGAGCTGGATGGTCAGCTGCGCCCGCGTGTTCTCGACTGGCTCTGGGTCGGAATTCGCTCGAAGGAGAGCGCCGAGCCGCCAGCGGCAACCGGGCTACGTGCACCGGCCAAGGTCACCGTCAGAGCCTGGTGGGACGAGGGCCTGCGCGCCGGCCGCTACCTGCGCACTGCCGACAGGCTGCTGCTTATTGATGACGTCCGGGACTTCACCGGCCAGCGCGCCGAGGTGGTCATCACCTGCAGCGAGCTGGCCGGTACCCCGGGTGAGTACAGGCCACTCGAGGGCGTTCCAACTCCCTGTCGCGTGCACCTGACGCATGAGGCGCCCTATCGCGATGAACTGGGCCAGACCACCGACTACCGAACCCGCGCCGAGGTGGCGCTGATCGAGGTCGGTCGCCCGCAACCTGATGACCAGCTGCTGGTTGGTGGCGCGCTGTACAACGTGATCGCCTATGCCGACGAGTCGGACGACGGCGTCGTGCGTGGGCTTTGGCTGGAGGGCGTCTGATGCAGGTTTCGGTCAAGATTACCGGATTGGACATGGCGCGAGCACGGCTTGCGGAGGTCAGTCGCCAGGTCGATCCGGTGCTGCGCGGTGCGCTGAACACCACTGCAACAAAGGCGCGCACAGTTCGCTATGTGAACCCTCTGCGCGGCTCGCTGACGCCGGTTTACAGCCGCCGAGCACTGCGCGTGAAGCGTGCGCGTGGTCGGCTTACCAACGCCCGAGTCATCCCGTCCAGCTCCGGTGTGCCCGTAACGCGGTATCTCGGCTGGGGCTACAGCAAGATCAGCGCGACCCGAGCCCGTATCTGGGTCAAGGGTCCGAAAGGGCACAAGGTCGCGGCAGGCTTCGTTAACCCGTCCAGCTTCAGCCGAATGCCATGGAGCACCCGCATCAAGGTGCGTGGCGCGCCGAAAGGCTTCTTGTCGCCAGCGCTTGGCCCATCGGTGGCGTACTGGTTCAAGCAACTCACCGATGGCCAAACGATCCGCTGGACGAACATCTTCCTGCAACAGGAATTCGAGAAGCGGATCAGGCGAGAGATTGCAAAGGGGGCGCGATGACCAAGGCCAGCGATATCAGCCAGGGCCTGCGCTCACGGCTTGAACAGATCAAGCCCGCCAACGGCTTCCACACCGAACTCCAGCGCGTTTACGGCCCAACGGAAAAACCTACAGACAAAGCGCCGCTGCCACTCGCGCTAATCCGCCCGCAGCACGACGCCAAGACCAGCGCGGCCGGAGTGCAAGCGACGCGGGTGCGCACCTATGAGATCGAAGTCCAGTTCTCCAAAAGCGCGGATGAGGCGGCGCTATCGGCCGTGCACGTCGACATCCTTCGGGCGCTCGGCTTTGGCCAGGACCAGCCCGAACGCAAATTCCCCGGCCTACTGGAAGAAGACGACCAGGCCGAATTTCGATTCGCCAGCGCTGGCGAAACCACCCACAGCATCACCCTCACCATCGGCGTGCTGTACGTCGAGAGCTACAACTGACGGCCGCAGGCCAGGAGAACCCCATGAGTCTGATGAACTACACCCAGCTGTTCCGCGGCCCGATCTTCGTTTCCGCGTGGCCGAACTGGAACTTCGAGGAAGTGTTCAAGCTGCAGAACGTTACCGCTGAACCGACCACGACCGAAATCACCATCAATGACCCGACCCGTATCGGGCTGCCGCCGCTGGACAGCGTGACCTCCACCAGCGAAATCAACCTGACCGGCGAGGCGGTCTCCTTCAGCCCTCGCGCCGCCGCTATTGCCATGTACGGTTCCGTCACCCAGGTGCCGAGCGGCTCGGTAGCGGGTGAGGAACATGCTGCCTATATCGATCGCGCGATCATGCTGGCCAACATCCCGCTTGAAGTCACTGCGGTGACCAGCGAGGACGGGGCGACCACCTATGCCCGCAACGTGGACTACGCGGTCGGCCCCTACGGCATTCGCATTCTGCCGGGCGCGCCGCTGGCCGCCGCCATCGCCGCCACCACTCCGCCGGAAGGTGAGCTGCGCAGCCTGCCGATCCTGGTGGACTACAGCTACCCGACCGTGGATGTCATCAAGCCATTCACCACCGGCCAGAAGTTCTACCGCGTGATGACCGGCCAGACCAACGAAGGGGGCAACGGTGAGAAGCGCCGCATCCAGTGCTTCTACTGCAAGATCGCCCTCAACGGCGGTGTGCCGCTGAACCAGGGGGCAGAGTTCGGCACCATCCCCGTGCAGATCAAACTGCTGGCCGACCCGAACATCATGGACGCCGACGAAGCCGCCATGTGGCAGTGGGAAGTGCAGAACACGGCGGTGGCTTAATTCGCTGTGGTAGATTCCCTCCCGTCAATTGGGAGGGAACCTTATGCAATGCCCTGCTTGCAGTCACGTCGCCGCTGAGCCGGAGTTTGGGCAGCCAGCCAAGTGCCCTCAGTGTGGCGCGTTTTACGAGAAGGCGCTCATTGCCCGAGCCAAGAAGGCTGAATTGCTCTATCAGGAAGCTGAGCGAGCCGAGCGGAAGCGAAAAGTCGACGCTGCCGTGAGGCCGGCAAGAAAAGTTGCTGGAACAAGCTGGCGGGTACTCGCTGCGTTTACACGAAGCCAATTGTTCGGCGCCTCAGTGTTGATCGCTGCGGTAACTGCTGGCGCAGTGCTGCTTGTCACGCGAGATGGAGAAAGGCCTATACAGCCGGCAAAGGCAAGCCCAGCTCCGCCTAGCGAGTATGTCGTCATTCGGGTCGGGCAGCGGTCTGTCGAGTCGAGGTTGAAAGACGCAGATTCGGCGAAGTTCCGGAATCAGTTCGTTGGTAAATCGGGCGTTCCGTGTGGAGAGGTCAACGCCAAGAATGGGTTCAGCGCCTATAACGGTTTCAAGCGTTATATAGCTTCGGGTGGCGGGGTTTCCGTTGTCGAAGGAGAAATGCCTGGAGCTGAGTTTGAGGAAGCCTGGTCAAGGCTATGCTCCAAATAGATACGTGTGTCCACGAGCCCGCTTCGGCGGGTTTTTTATTGCCCAAGGAAAAGTCATGTCAGACCTGCAAATCCTGTTTCCTGAGCCGGTCACTGTTGAGGTGATGGGCCGTGACGTGCAGATCCTGCCGGTGAAGCTTCGGCACTTCGAGCGCTATGGCAAATCGGCTGGCGCACTGGTCGAGCTGTTCAGCCAGGCCAGCGTGCAGCAAATCAACCGCTACGCCGCCACGCACAGCCGCGAACTGCGCCGGGTGCTGCTCGTGACCACCAGCCTCAAGCGCTGGCAACTGTGGTTCATACCGGCAACCGTCTCGGTACAACTGATGGTCGAGGTGGTGCGGGTCAACTCCAGTTTTTTCGGCGAAGCCCTGCCGGCAATGGTAAGGGCGCTGAGTGGGGAGTTGTCGTCCAACGTCTGATTGGCGCGGGGCATGCGCTGGCTGCCGTGCAGGACTTCACCCTGCCACAGATTGAGACTTTTCTCGCTGCCATCGACCAAGAGGAGCGTGCCGCGAATCGCGTGGCGCTAATCACCGCGCGTGCGGCAAAGGCGAAGGAAGCAGATTTCAAACGAATGCTGAGGAAATATGCTGATGGCCAAGGTAACGACGCAGCTGGTGATTGACGGTAAGAACAACTCCAAGCGCGCTTTCGATGAGGTGAACTCGCAGCTTGAAACGATGAACAGGCAGCTGGCCAGCGCCGGGAAAGCGCTGATCGGCGTGTTCTCGGTGTCGGCGTTGACCGGTGCTGTACGCGGCATTGCAAACGCCGCCGATAGCTACAACCTGATGAACGCTCGTCTGAAGCTAGCGACCAGCTCTCAGGAAGAGTTCAACACCGCACAGTCCGAACTGCGACGCATCGCCACTGCAACACAGGCGCCTCTTGAGTCCCTTGCAACCCTTTACCAGCGCATCAGCCGTCCGTTGCAAGAGGCCGGGCGAAGCCAGAAGGACATTCTGGCGGTCACCGAGGCTGTCGCAACATCGTTCCGCGTCTCCGGTGCAAGCGCGCAGGAAGCCGAGAACGGCGTCATTCAATTTGCGCAGGCACTGGGCGCTGGTGCGCTACGTGGGGAAGAGTTCAACTCTGTCGCGGAGCAGGCGCCCCGCCTCATGCAGGCGCTCGCCGATTCGTTGAACGTCCCGATCGGCTCGCTGAAGGAGATGGCGTCGCAGGGTTTGCTTACCGCCGACGTGGTGACCACTGCCCTGGTCGAGCAACTCGCCGTGCTGCGCGCAGAGGCCGAAAGCCTGCCAGAAACTGTCGGCGGCGCCATGACCGCCCTGTCTGATCGTTGGAATGAAGCGATCGGCAAGGCTGATGTGGAGCCACTGATTGAAGCGATCAACAGCCTCGGCGATACACTCGGCGATCCTGTGGTTGTCGACAACCTGGTCAAACTTGCGTCTGCGCTGGCCACCCTGGCCGGCTCAGCAGTTGATGGCGCCTCCGAGTTTGTTGACCTCGGGCAGCGCATTGCTTTCGTTGCAGCAAACGCCACAGGTATGGTCACTGAGCTGGACAAGGTCGACCAGCAAATTGCTGATATCGACCGCAGCTTGTCCGGCACTGGTTTGAACACGACGTTAGCCGGCATGTGGTTCAGTGAGGACGAACTGAAAGCCAAGCGCGAAGCCCTGGTAGCTTTCCGCGCCGCGATTGTTGAACAGCAGACAGGCATGAGCGCTGAGCTGAGTGCCGCCGCCGCTGCCGCAGCGGCTCAGGCGGAAGCGGAGCGCGAAAAGGAAATCAGTTCCCGCAACACCTACATCGCCGAACTCAAATCCCAGCAGGATCGCCTGGTGAAGTCATCGGAGGCTGCCGCCAAGGCACTGGTAGCCGCTGAGAAGAAGGCCAACAGCGAACTTGAGAAGGTTCGCAGCAAACGCCTTGATATCGAAAAGCGATACCAGGAAGCCATTGCTGGCATGAGCGCTGGCGGTGAGGCGTCGTACGGTGCTGCACAAACGCTAAAGGTCGGAGCGCGTGAAGCGTTGCGCGCTGGTGACGTCGAAGGCGCGCAAGCGCAGGCGCAGGCGGCTCTCAAGATGCTTGAGGAACTGCGTGCAGCAGGCGCCAACACCTACGGCTTCGAAGGTTTCATTGGCGAGCTGCGCGACATTGAGCTCGCCGCCAATGACATCGAGCAGAGCCGTGCCGAGCAGAAGATCGCCGACATCAAGCAGGAAATGCTGAGCCTCAAGTCAGCGGCTGCCGAGCTGCAGGACATGCCGGTCAGCGTCAAGATGGATGACGCTGCTCTGGCGCAGGTTCAATCGGCGCTCGATGCTTTAGCCAAGCGCGAGATCATCGTGCAGGTCGGTGCACAGTACGACTTCAGCCAGCCCTACACCTTGCAAGACCCTGGCCCGGAGCCGGCGGGCTATGCGACGGGTGGCTATATCCGCGGGCCTGGCACCGGTACCAGCGACAGCATTCTCATGTATGGCTCGAACGGCGAGTACATGATCAATGCCGCTGCGGTGCGCAAGCTGGGCGTGCCATTCCTGAACATGATCAACCAGGGCATCGTTCCGCCATCCATTCCGCGCTTTGCCGAGGGCGGTCTGATCGGCCAGGTAGCGAGCATGGAGCCGCACATGCCAAGGCTTGGGGTTATCGACTTCAAGCTAGGGGGCGACACCTACCAGTTGTACGCAGCTGCCAACCAGGTCGACCCGCTACGCGCCGCGGCGCGGAAGTTTGGCCGCACTCACCGATAACGGGGCACCCATGTCATTGACCATCATGCTCGGCGGCGTGCCGATCGTGGCGCACGCGGGTGCGCCGGAACAAAGCGAAGAGGCCATCGGCGGCAGCACCGTGCTCCGTATGAGCGATGGCGCGGCAGCCAAGATGCAGCATTGGCAGAAAACGGCCGGAACCATCACCGGCACGGGCCTGATGCCACCCGGGCTGGATGGTTTGGACTTCAGCCAGCCGCTCGAGCTGCGCAGCATGCAGGTGAGCAACATCGTCGGGCCTGGCCCGGCGTTCACGCTCACCAGCACGCCACGGCCGGACCTGGCGCCGTGGGCGCACGCCTTCTTGGCAGGGCGCTGGGTGCGCACCCCGTGCGTAACCAACGAGGGAGTGGTGACCGTCACTGCCGTGGCAGGTGCTACCGATTACCAAGTGTCCTGGTTGCCTGTGTACTCGGTATTTGCCACCAAACCGCCGAAGTCGCAGTCGTCCGCGCACACCTGGTCCATCACCTGGGAAGAAACCTAATGCTCAACGCCTCGCCTCTAAACAGCGCGCCGCTGAACTCGCTGGGCGTGGCGTCGCAGCACAACGTCATCATCATCGTGGGGCCGGGGCAGACGCCGCCAGAACCCCAGCCGGGAGAAACGCTGGTCCCTGGCGCGAGCAGCTACGTTTGGGCGCTGCGCGTGCTGGTGGGCGGTGTGGACCTGACGGCGCAACTGACAGGCACGGTCACGGTGGATCGGGAGGAGGGCGCGGCCGGGATTGCTGGCTTTGACCTGCATATCGCGCCGGGCGTTGCCGTCGTGCCGCCTGACTGGAAGGGCCGTCCGGTCACGATCGACTACATCAGTACGAGCCAGGGGGAAACCACCGAGGCGCGCCGCTACACCGGCCAGATCAGTATCGCCAACTGGAACTCGGTCAAGCGGGTGCTGAGCTGCGAATGCTCCGACCAGCTGCAGCAGCGGGTAGAGGGCATGACCGTGTCCGCAATTGACGCGCTGGTCGGCGGGTACTGGTCGCCGGATGTGTTCGAACCGGTCGAGGGTCGCAGCCATTGGGACTATGCCAGCGAGCGTCTCAGCACCCGGACCGCCAGTCTCGATTGCTCGCCGCACGGCGTCATGCGCGTGACGAACTGGTACGCCGCCGCGCCTGACTTCGTGTTCGGTCCTGGCGCCACGCTGTATCAGTCGGTAGAACTGCAGCAGGGTGACCTGGATCGCACCACAAACCGAGTCGAGATCGAATTTAGCTACCGCTACAGCCGGCTGTGGCAGCGCAACAAGAACTACAGCTGGCAGTCTCCGGTGACTCAGGGGCAGACGGGGCTTGGCGGCTTCTGCCTTTGGCGTGCCAATAGTCACGAGCTGCCCACTAAGGAAATGATCGAGGACGCCGCCAGCGGCAACGGCGAGACGCTGATCAGCCCGGACTACTACTCGCTGCCGCTGACCATGGCCGATCCATGCGGTGACGGCGCGCCCTGGCAAAACACCTTTGATGATCTGCTGCTCGGCGTCAGCTGGGTCGGCGCGCGTCGCTGGGTGCAGACGGTGACCGAAACCTACAGCCTGACCCTGGCAACAACTGCCGGCGAGGCTGAGGCGTCGCGGGTCGTACAGCGCGCAGGCTACACCGTCGACATCGAGGACGACCGCGCGCAGGAATGGACGGACGAACCCATCCTCGGCGGCAACAGCGGCAGCAGCGATCTCGAAGACGACGCCAGGCGCGATGCTGCGCTCAACGTGGCGCTGCACATGGGCAATACCGAGATCATCGCCGCGCACCGCGAGGCCGCGCTCCCCTGGCAGGTGCCGACCAGCCTCGCGCTGGGCATCGACCTGATACATACGCTGGAACTCAACGACCAGGGCGCACACGCCATCGGCAAGTGTCGCCGCGTCGTGGACAGCTTCAACCTGGCCAGTGGCGAGGCGATCACCACGCTGAGCATCGCCGTGATGCGCGGCGGCGGTGTGAGTGATCCGCTGACGCTTCCCGAGCGAATCGGCTCTGGCAGCACGGGCGGCGGCGGCGGCGGGGATTCTGCTCCATCCAACGACCTGCCGACTCAGCTCGGCGGACGCCTGAGCTCGCCGGCTTACGACGACGCACTGGAAGGCTTCGCCGGCAACTACTCGTCCGTGACGCCTGGGCTCGACCTGTTCCCGCGACGGATGGACGCCGTGACTGACGAGATACCCGCCGAAGACCGCGATGAGCGGCAGCTTTCCAGCGAAACGCTGTACCGCGTCGGCATCCCGAACAACACCCTGGAGCTCTGATGAGATACGTCAACAACTACCGCGAGGCGATCGAACTCACGGCCTGGGCGACGAATGCCGCCTTGTCACTGCCGGATGGCGATTACCGGCTGACACTCACCAGCGCCGAGGGCGACCGCTGGGAAATCGTCGATGCCTCCGTCGTCGCTGGGGTTGCCACCCTGGTACGCGCCCGGGAGGGGACATTGGATCAGGACTGGCCCGCCGGGAGCAGCATTTACTGCGACGTCACGGCGGGGCAGCTCAACGACCTCCTGGCGCGCATCGAAGACCTGCAGCAGCGGGTCACGGCCCTGGAGGGCGGCAGCGCTCCTGACGGGGCGCTGGCCGACAAAAGCGGCAATTTACTCGTCGATGGCGAGGGCAATTTTCTGACTACGGAGATCGCGTAATGGCAACGGTGCAGCACATTTACGAAGGGCACGGCGCGCCTGCGCCTGAGTTGCTGGTCGAGACCGGCACTCACTATGTCAATCTGGACACGGAAGATCAGTACCTGGCCGTTGCGTTCCGCGATGTGGAGGGCGGCCCCATCACCGAAACGAGATGGACGCCTCTTGAGCGTGCGCCTGAAGAGGGCGGTAGCTACGTCGAGGGCGGGGCATGGCTGAACGTCTATCCCCGGGGCTCGTCCCGCGCCCACGGTTATACAGTCTGGCAGCCGATCGACACGCCTCACCTGGAATTTCCGGACCTTGCCGGCTACCCCGGCGCTGCGCAGATCACCGCGCAGGACTACCTGCTCACGGTCAGCAATCCGGCGAACGGCCTGATCCTCGAGAACGTCACCGCTGAACTGGTGTGCGGCGCGACGCTCACCCCGGTGCCGGACTCGCCAGGCAGCTATCAGATGGAACTCCCCGTTGCCAGCGTGATGCTTCAACTGCGGCGCCTGGATGCGGGGCCATGGGTGTTGCTCGTGCATAGCCTGCCTGGCGTAGTGACGCCCTGATGGCCCTCGGTGATGAGCGCCGAGCCATCGGGCAGGCAATGGAGCAGAGTCGCCGCGCTATCGGCCGCAACAACGAGACCAGCCGCCGTGCCATTGGGCAGGCCAATGAGACGTCTCGAAGGAATACCGGCAAGGCCGTGGCCGAGGACATCAACCGGTTGACCACCCCGCCGGCTCAGCGTCGGACGTTGCGGCCGATTGCGCCGGTGGGCGCCTTGCCGCCGTCTACGGGGCGGGGGGTGTACAAGCCGCCGGCCAGCACAGTCGGGGGCGGAATTGCCGGCCCTCTCGTGGAAGTGTCGCGCACATACGCAACCGAGCCGGAATTCGTCGAAACCATCGATGGAAGCGGTTATTTCAAGGTCCGTCGCGCAGCCTCGATCACCATGGTCGACGCCAACGGTAACGAGGTTGTGTTCACCTACATCAAGGCGCCTCCGACAATATGAGCTGCGAATCAAACTGGGCCTCCCCGCTCCACATCGAGGCGATCGACCCTTATCCCTGGCATGGGCTGGTCTATCACACCCCCCCAGGAGTCGGGCGCCCTCTGATTCAGCCGAGCGGGGGGCGCGAGCCACGGCGCTTGCCGGACCCGCCGTACTGGTATGACAGCGCGGCGATTGCTTACGAGCCGAAGACAAGCAGTTCGCTGTGGGATATCGGCAAGCCAGATCCGCCACAGTCAGAGTGTTTGGTCTCCGCCGGCGCGGAGTCGATTGGTCGGCGACTGTTAGATGACACATCGACCATCGCCAGGTTGAATGGCGTTACGCGATTGTTCCGTATTCGCTGGTCTGCCGGCAAAAACCTATCCCTTCATGAAGTATTTCCAACATCCGAAGAGTTGATTGCGTCGGTTCCTTTCAGCATCACGGATGTGTCGGCTGGGATTACGCAGATCCTTAACCCGCTGAACAATCAGCCGGTGGCCAATGCAATGGCGCCGTCGCTTTTTCGTTTAGACAGAAATCCAGACGGCACCAAATACTTGATTGGCTTGCAGGCAAGCTATTTGGGTGCGAGCGGCGAGTTCGTCCAGTTTCTTGTGGGCTTGGTCGAAGTTGTGATCGGGGTGGACGAGAGCGGCACGCCTGGTCTGTCCTATCGAGTTGTCGCGGATATGCCGAGCGCGCTCGGGCAGGTTAGTTATAGCCGTGACTCTCAGCGCCGCGCTGTAGCGATCAACCCTTCGACCGGGGCTTTAGTTTTTACCGATATCCCGCCTGACTACTCAACTGGTGCGGGTGTATATCCATATCCGCATGTGGGAACCTTCAGCGAGCTGAGAGAGCGATCGGGGCGGGTCGTCGGAGCGTGGTATAGGGAAGACGGAACAGAAGAGCTGGTTCGGCTGAAGACTCGGTACTCTCGCACAGAATCCAGCGACCCAGCGGGGAGTAAGGGGGAGAAGTTCGAGCCGAACGCCGAAACGTACAGCAAGCAGATATGGAATATTCACTGGCAGACAGAGCGGGTCACAAGCGCCGAATACTCCGTGGGCGGGCTCGCTGTTGAAGTCGAGTCGCATGACGAGCGCTCTCGGGTAGTTGCGGTCGAAAGCACGGGCTTTTCGCCTCCGTGGAGCGGGCAGATTACCTACGCGGACCTTGAGATGGTGCAGCAGGTTGGCTCGTGGGACAGCGAGGAAGTGCGCACCGATCAGCCAGTAATCGGAGATTGGGCAACTATCGCTACCATCTTCGCAACGGGAATGCCGAGCGAAACTGACGTATACGCGCCTGACGAAACCCGCTTTGGCTCACGCTTTGTAGTCCGGAGCGCCATCACCAGATGCAATAAGACTCACGGTTTGAGTGTGCGCGCCACGGAAAGCGAAGAGCTGCATGTCACTCCCGTCCTCACGCCGGCCGGCGTGAGGGGGGAGATGGCCGTCATAACGCAGGCAGCCTTCGGTTGGCCGACTGCAGAGCTTGCAACATACAACCCACTGACAGGCCAGACTGTTCGCCAGGTCGATCACCCGGACTGGCGCATTCAAGGCTGGTTATAGCCCACTCCGGTGGGCTTTTTTACGCCCGGAGTTTTCCATGCAACCCGCCAAACTTGATCTGCACATCGTGCAGGGCGCTACCATGCGCGACACCCTGCGGCTGATGCAGCCGCGCCTGGAGTACCGACCCATCACCGCCATCGGCGGATCACCGGTGCGCCTCACTGTCGACCATGGCCTGGCTGGCAACTGGCTCGCCTGGGTGGAAGGCTCGACAGGCCTGCAGGGCCTCAACCGACTAGCAGTGCGATTGCGGCTACCTCTCCTGACGGTATTACATGGACGCAGAGAACATTGCCAGTGAGCGCAAACTGGAACTCCGTTGCGTTCGGTAATGGGGTGTTTGTCGCGGTTGCGATCAGTGGTGCGACTGTCGCCACATCTCCTGACGGCGTTACGTGGACGCAGAGGGCTTTGCCAGCAGGGCAGTCGGGCTACGGGGTATCGTTCGGTAACGGAGTGTTCGTGGTTGTAGGGTCCGGTGCGACTGTCGCCACATCTCCTGACGGCGTTACGTGGACGCAGAGGGCTTTGCCAATTAACCAAACGTGGTACACCGTAAGATGGGGAGGCGGAACATTTATCGCTGTGGGCAATAGCGAGATCTACGCTACCTCACCTGATGGTATTACATGGACGCAGAGGGCGCTGCCAGTAAGTGCTAATTGGCAAGCTATTGCCTATGGCGGCGGAATGTTTATGGCTGCGACTCTCACTGGCCGAATGTATACATCCACCGATGGCATCACATGGGTCGAACGATCAGTGCCAGTCACCATCGGCTACCGCTCTGCCGCCTACGGTAACGGTATGTTCATGGCGGTAGGAGGTAACGGCACGTCTGCCGTTAGATCATATGACGGCGTCACATGGGCCGAGTTTGCGCTTCCTGCCAGTGCGTTGTGGCAGGTGGTGGCGTTTGGCGCCGGAAAATTTACGGTCGCTGCAAATAACAGCGCAATCGCTGCTACGTTCAGCATTACCTACGACGGAGCTACCCTGTTCCCGTTGCCGGATGCGCAGCTTAGCCCAGTAATCCCCGCCTACATCAAAGCCCTGGAGGCCGCATGATCACGCTCTACATATGGGATGCCCAGCGCATCTACTCGCACAGCGTAGAGACTGGCCCGCGCGGCCCGATGCCGGCCAACTCGACGCCAACTGCGCCACCGGAGACGGTAGGCGAGCAGGTAGCGCAGTGGGTCGGTAGTGGCTGGGTTGTGCTCGATGAGCGGCCGGCGCCCGAGCCAGCGCCCGAACCCGACTGGCCTAGCCTGATCGCCGACCGCCGCTGGCAGGCCGAGGTGGCGGGTATCGACGTTGGCAGGCCGAGGTGGCGGGTATCGACGTTGGCGGCATGCACATCGACACCGGCCGCGACAGCCAGGCGCTGATCACTGGCGCCACGGTTCAGGCCATGCTTGATCCGAACTACTCGCTGCGCTGGAAGACAGTGGCCGGCTTCGTTGACCTGACGGCTGAGCAGATTATCGGCGTGGCCACGGCTGCTCGTGCGCACGTTCAAGCGTGCTTCAACCGCGAGGCCGAACTGCTCGACGCACTATCGGCCGGCACCTTCACGCCCGAAATGCTAGAAGAGGGCTGGCCAAATGAACCGCTTCCCGAACCCACTCCAAGCTGAACTGCTACCCGACCGCAAAACATGGCGCCTTCTGGCGCCTTTTTCGTATCTGGACCCTGACCTTGGGCTGATCGAAGTTCCGACCGGCTTCGAGACGGACTTCGCGTCGGTGCCGCGCTGGCCGCTTACGTTCGCGCTGCTGGGTCAGTACGGCCATGCTGCCGCTGTGCTGCATGACGCGCTCTACGGCACTGGTCAACTGCCTCGCAAAGACGCTGATCGGGTGTTCCTCAATGCCCTGCGATCGTCGGGCATCGCTCGATGGCGTGCATACGCAATGTGGGCTGGCGTTCGGATAGGCGGCGCTAAACGATACAAGACCCCGCCAAGTGCGGGGTTTTCTTTGACTGGAGAAAACCATGACCCTCTCTGAAATCCGAGAGCGAGCCATAGCGCCCGCTCTCGCGCTGCTGCCTGCGCGGATGTCTAGCCGAGAGGCCGAGATCATGTTGCTGGCTATCGGGCTGCAGGAATCGCTTTTTGTCCACCGCCGCCAGATGGGCAACGGCCCGGCCCGGTCATTCTGGCAGGGTGAGCTAGGCGGCGGGATGGTGGCTGGCGTTCGCACGCATGAGGCCACCAAAGCCCATGCCGCTGCGCTGTACCGTGCGCGTGGCGTTGCGCCGAACAACCGATCTATCTGGACTGCCATCGAGCATGACGACGTGCTCGCAGCTGGCTTGGCTCGCCTTCTGCTCTGGAGCGACCCGGGCCGGCTGCCGAGTTCGGATGACGTGGAAGGCGGTTGGCGGTTGTACCTGAAGACTTGGCGCCCCGGCGCATACGATCGCGGCACGGCTGAGCAACGCGCAGAGCTCCGCGGCAAGTGGGGCCGGAACTATGCCGCCGCTGTCCGTGAGGTGATGACGTGATCGCCTGGCTGAAGTTGGTCCCGACTTGGTCCTACTGGGTCCTTGCCTTGGTCCTTGTGGCCGGCGGGCAGCAGATCCGGGTGCTATCGGCGCAGTCTGACGCCTCGAAGGCGCAGGCCGAGTACCAGACCCATCTGCGTCAGGTTGCCGAGGCCAATGCCGCAGTGATTCTCAAGCAGCAGGCCGAGCGGCAGGATCTGGAAAGCCGCCTGGCCGCAAACGACCAACAACGATACGGAGAGCTGCGCCATGCACAGCAAGAAATTGATCGGCTGTCTGCTGCTGTGGCTGATGGCTCTCGCCGGCTGTCAGTCCGCGCCAGTTGTCCAGCCGCAGCA